AATTCTCTCAGGTGAATTTGCATTGAGAGAATTATCACCTATAGCGAATACTTTTGCAATAGAACCAAACTTAGAAGGCATTGATAATGCTCTAATTTGATAATCTTTTGCAGTTACTGCTCTATTTTGTGATGCAAAGTTTGCCAACGCGGCTTCTCTTATTTCATCTATGTTTTCCAATCCTCTACCACCTTTAGCAGGTATTTCATTTTCTACCGCTATTGAGCTTTTAACATAATTGTAAACAGAATCATCTAATTCCAAATTATTAATCAAATCATCATCAAACGAAATTGATTGTATCGTTGTTAAATCACTTTGAGGTACATTTGAAGAAACTCCTCCACCCGTTAAATAAATTATATTTAATATAGTTCCCGCACTAGGAGATTGTCCGTATGTTTTTGTTTTAAGAAAATTCGTAGGGTCATAAGATTCTGCCATTCTGTCTATAGAATTATTCAATCCAAGCCCAACATTCTTAATATTAGGTATAAGTAACTCATCTGATAATGAACTATCCCCTCCACCAAAATGAATTGAAGTAGTGAAATCATCATTTACCTTTGTTACAAATCTTCTACTAGTTTTCAGTAATTTCAAAAGATACGGAACTGTATCTTTAAATTGATACAAATCTGGGTCGTTTTGTTCTACATTTGGGTAATCTATATAAATCGTTTCTTGTGCCAAATATGGAACTTCATACCACTTATTTCCGTTATCATCGGTTACAGATTCTATTGTAATGATATTAGTTTCATCTAATTTTATAGATTGAAATGATTCAGTTGAACCGATAACACGAGTAATTGTCTGTGCATTTGCAGATATTGCTTGTATTTTCTTTTTTATTAAATAATAATCAGGAAGCTTAGTACTCTCATCTATACTATATACACTTATATCTCTATCAGTTGGGTCATTAAAATCCAATGCTTCAGTTGTTCTGAACGTTATATCAGAGTTTGCAGTAGATGATACACTAAATCCTTGTTGTATTCTTACTAAATATCTAGTATCTAATTCACCAACACTATCCGCTTTACATAACTGATAAACTGATAGTGTAGTTACTGCCGGAGAGGTTGATTTTGGTTTATATCCTAAAAGATTTGCCAAAGCAAATACATTTCTTTCTTCCGCAGCATATTGAATTAAACTCTCTCTTAATGATGAATCGGTATAATAACTCAACACATCTCCTATATAGGAAGCCATTTCAATGAACATCATACCAGGTGATGTTTCATTAAAATCATTATATGTGTTAGGGAAATAGGTTTTAGAATATTCTATAAGATTATCTCTAAATGAGGTAAAATCTTTAGAAAGGTAGGAAATATCCCTACTATTTCTTCCTATTTTTTTATTTGTTATTTTGAACGCCATTATTATCCAACATTAAATGTTACTGTCTCCAGGGTTTGTTGTCCTGAAATTTGATATTTCAATGAAACCGCAAAGATATTTCTATCAATGTTTGTATTATTTTGGTCTACAAATATTTCAACAATATTAATATAAGGCATCCAAATTGATATAGCATCTTCAATACTATCCTGTATGCTTTGTTCCAAATCATCTGTGTTTTGACTAAACAATACATCATATAAATTTGTACCAAAATCAGGCTGCATCAATCTTTCCCCTTTACTAGTTAATATCAAATTTTTAATATTTGATTTAACTTGGTCTTTAGTTTGAAATGATTGAGAAAAATATCCATTTGAACCCCTTTGAAGTGGAAGAGTTATTCCTATTGCAACTCTTTCGTTTTCAATAAGGTCTAAGGTATTTTTTCTATCAATTACAATTGCCATAGTTTATTATCTATTCTTATCTTTACTCGCCGCCAAAACCTTAGCACTTCTTGCTATCGCTTTATCTAATATATCGTTTCCGGTACTAATTGGAGCAGATGTGTTAACATATTGCTGTTGCATACCGATTTGTGGATTACCATATCCAATCATATCCGGAGTAATAGTACCATACTCCCCATCTGTTCTAGAAAAATTAGGTCTAATAGAGGTTTCATTTAAAACCTGATTTAACAGAGGATTACTAGAGTATTGTTTATCTTCTCTATCTCTGCTTAAGATTTTGTTAGCTAAATCGAACGGGTCAGCACTTTCCTCTACTAATGATTTAAGAGAAGATTGTTGTTTAACCGGTTGTATTCTTTTAACCTCAGCTAATACCTCTTTTCTTATTTCTTCTTTAATAAGAGAAATTTCCTTTTTTACTTCCTCCTGAACGATTATTTGAATTGCTTTAAATAGTTTGTTCGTGTCCATACATTGTTTATTGTTTATATAAATATTTAGTTTTATGATTTGGTAAAATACATTGCATCGAAGTTATAACCAGCATCCGCTTCACCTCCAGCTAACATCCTTCCAACTGTATATGTTTTATCCGACCTAACCGATTTTTGACTACCACAATCCCTTACAATTATCTCTCCACCTGCATTTCCAACTTTCTTAGTTATACCAACCATTATCACAAAATGGCCTCTAGGTCTCCTAGATGTACCCGATACTCTGATAATCATCGGTGCTTTTATAGCTCTTAATAAAGTTTTATATCCCTCATATACATCTGTTTGGCTAGTTTTTGTGTTGATATTTTTCTGGCTTCTGGTAAATTTACCACCCAATAGCTTAGGTGCATCTGCAAAAAATACTCCAGAACTAAAATTGTTACCTGACATATATTTTCCTTTTGCAACATTTTTATCTGAATATTGATACCCACCTTTAAAATCTATGAATGTTGATTCATTAACCACATCAACGCCATTCTTATCCTTTATTTTATACTTTTTAAGTAAATTAGATAAACTGGTAACCAAACAAGCCCAATTGGTTTTTTGAGCAGCGAACCCTACATCCTGTCCATAATATACATCTATATCTTCTTTTTGGAATTCCTGACCCTTACTTTCGGGCAATCTTTCATTGTACTCTTTTTCCGCCTTTGTATCGTTTTTATTTAGTTTACCACCATGATACTCCTTTGCAGTTGGTTCGGTTGTGACAACCGATTCATCAACATCTGGCTCTGTAGTTTCTCTCGGAGATTGCTCTAATATATCATTTACTGCCGGTGATGTTTCTGCTCTTTCCACTTCAAACCCAGCCCATGGTACTAACCCATCCATAATAGTTTGAGTAGGAGGTGCTCCATATAATGCCTTAACATTCACAACTCCACTAACAGTTAATAAATGTTTTGTCGCAGCATTTATCAGTTTATCAAGAAATGGTTCAATTTGATTTAAACCATCCATATCATATATCTGTGGAACAGGTACTCCAGGATTCGTTACAATTACACTTGTTACAGATATATTCTGAACTGCTCCCACGGCAGGAATAGGTGGTAGATTTGTTTTTTTCAAAGTTGCACCCGTCCAATATTGTATAAATCCAGTTACGAACATATTAATTATCGGAAGCTGAACTACACTAGTCGATTGTTGGGTAAGTACGGTTACTAACCAAGCTTTCATAGCTTCGGTATTACCCTTATCTACGGAATTTCTAAAACTCCTATCACCAGCTGAAAGAGATGTTACCGCTTTATTATATGAGTTTGTTATACCTTCGGCAACGGTATCAATGTCAGGTGGTCCTGAACTCATTAACGACAATACCTCATTTTTAAAAATTTGCCAACTCATATTAAGCTACATTTACTCTCTTAGATTTGATAGTTACTAACTTTTTCTGAATAGCTTTCAAAGCATTAAGATTTGCAGGGTTCATTCCACTTGTAGGTCCTGCTGGTGTTAATAATCCCCCTGCTTGTAGATTTATGATTTCCGTAATTATTTCTATTAGAATATTTTCTAATGCATTACCCAATACGGCAGGTTGTATATTTTTATCTCCTAAATTTATAGTCCCACCATCCCCTATGTAAAGTGTAGTTTTTTTATCAACCGCACCAATATCAATATCTCCTTTTGATTCTATTGTTATTCCTAAATTAGTATCAACCGAAAACACCCCATCCGTTACAATTGCATAATTTCCTTTTGAAAAGAAGATTGTTTCTGCGGTTCTGGTAGAAAATAATAATCTATCAGATGTAATTATTATTTGATTTCCTTTTAACTCAGATGGGTATTCTTCAAGCGATTCTTTCTT